TCGCCAAACAAATACCAAGTATCTGTAGCAGTTTTTAATATTGTTGCCTGTGCGTACTGCGCTGCAAGTTTCGTCTTTCCACCACTTGAATTTAAAGTAACTCCGGCAGTTGTTCCTTGTACTGTTATTTGTCCTGCGCCTTCTTGTATAATTTCTATTCGTGTTCCTATAGGAAAAGCTACTGCACTGTTTAAAGGTATTCTTGCAGCTACGCTTGAACCATCTATAAGCATAACAGTTTTATGCGAATCCGTAAGAATAAAATTATAGGTACTTGCAGTTGCAGACTTTATAACACTATTCTTTAATTGTGCGCCTGTAATCTTCTTACTTGTGAATGTCGTACCGCTGACAAATTCAGCAATAGCAAATTCGTCTGTAGTTGCTAAATTACTTGCCTTTGCCGTTAGTTGGCTTATCCGTATGTCTGCCATAGTATTTATTTAAAAAAGTTTCTAAACGCTTTATGTTTTTCGCTTTTGGTTTGTATTTTAAAGTACCCATCCTGTGAAGTTGTTGTAAGTATTTGGAAACATATCCGAACCGCTATTTGAATTGTACTCAGGAAACAATGTACTGTTCTGACAAATAAAGTCGATGAATCTTTCTTTGTAATGGTCGTAAGTCTTTCGTTCACGTTCTACCAAATAGTCTATTTCGTCTTTACTCACTGTTTCGCTATTTTCTGCACCGTGTTTATATACACCTTTGTTTGCAATAGTTATAGCTGCGAAAGGCAAGTACTCTAACATACTTGCGTGTATAAGGCAAGGTTTAATATATTCGGTAAGTAGGTTTAAATATGGATCTGCTAAAGTACCTGCAATTATTTCAGCTTGTATCTTTTCTAAAAGCTTCGTGCCTAACATACCTTGTATATGTATGTCTTGTGCTATAGAAACATATTGTATAAATTTATCTACGTCTACATTTCCGTTTATTGTAGTAAACCTTACAACGTCATTTCGTGAAATTAAAAGTGCTTTCATTGATTATTTTCTTTTGTTGCTTGGTAAAAAACCTTGATTCGGCATATCAATAGGTCTTCTATCTACTAAAACACTATTGTTTTTAATTGAATATCCAAATTTTCGTGCCTTTTCTATAGATACTGTCTTAGCTAAAGGTGACTTAACGTCTATACCTGTACCTTCAAAACTTACATAAATTTGCTTTTTCCAAAAATGATGGCAGTTACCACCGCCTTTATATAGCCATATTGAATATGTGTTAACACCTCTTGGCCCCCATCCGGGGTTAACTGATTTTTTCTTCATTGCCAAAATATCTTTTTTACGATAAATTTTGTTGGCTCTTAGCATAGCAAGGCAGAAAGGTCTTGTGTTGTCTTGTTTGCCACCGCTATAAGTGTATCGTGTCATAAACTTAACACCATCTACTATTTGGTCTTGTTTTGGATCTTTTGCGTTTGGAAAAGCAGTACCTGTAGAAACAAGATTTACAAACTTGTCTTTAAAGCTAAGTTTTACTTCTTTAGATAGTAGTTCGTTTTCTTTGTCGTCTGTGTCGTAGTCTACTTCGTATTCATCAAGTAGTAGCCATTCTTTGTTTGGTTCTTCACCTAAGTCTATGAAGTCTTGTAAGTCCTTGTTTACTTCGCTTAGTTCTACACCTGTTTCTTCTTCAAGTTCTTCTTCGCCTACCTTTACATCTATATCAATAAACTCTAAAGGTTTTAAAGTCTTAAAGTATAGGTTTAAGCTAATATTGTTGTATGCAAGTATTTCATCAAAAGCATCTATTAACAGTTCTTGCATTGGCTTTATAACCATATTTGTAAAAAGTGCGAAACTGTCTTTTAGTTCGTCTGAATTACTGCTAAATCCGTTACTACTTGCTATTCCAAAAAGTAATGGTGAAGTCACGTTATGCGCTAACATTATCTTTCTAAGACATTCTTCGCTTAGTGTACTGTATAGGTCCGGAGCATCGTTTACGGGCATAGCATCTACTGTAGTCTTGCTTTCTGCATTGTTGTTAAACGCTACAATTAGCTTTTCACCAAATGTTCCGGTAAGTTGGTTAAGTACCTTATTCTTTATTTGGTGTTGTTGGTCTTCGCTTGGAATTCCGTTGTTGAAGTTTACTACAGTACGACCACTAAAGCCGTTGTTTACTTCGTTAATTAGATAGGCGCTTATGTCTTCTTCTAAGCCACAATAAGGCAACCCACCTACATAGTCAACCAAAGCGTAATATTTAAGACCTACAGAGTAAGGTTTTGTAAATAAGATTTCAAGACCATCTTTTGAAGTGCCAAAAGCACTTATTCTTTTAGGCGGAAACTTTCGTACTTCATCCCAATTATCTGAATAATAGTATGCTTCTATTTTGCCGTTTTCAGAATTACACTTTTCTGCTCTTAAAAGTTGTACAGGTATATGGTGAACATTTACTATACGTTTACGATCTTTTGAATATATCACTTGCATAGCGCATTGTCCTAAAAGCTTTAAGTCTGTAACAAGTTGCCTTACGTCTTTCTTACCAAACAAAGCCATCATTTGTGCATATTCGTTTGGCTTTACTTGTGCGTTTGTAGCGTTTAGACCTCTACCGTATACCAACCTTGTAATGTTGTTTATAATAGCGTTGTTCGTTGTGCTATTAGTATACATATCTATCAAATACTGATAGTATGCATTTTTTGAACCGTACTCCACCCAATCCTGCCTACTGCTTTCTGTAATCGTTGGTGCTTCGTAGGTGCTTAACTCTAATAAATGTATGTTATTACTCATAGATTATAAATTCATTGTTTGAAACAGTCTGCTTAAATTCGCCATCGTTTACAGAATAGTTTACTACCGGTGTTTGGTTGGTGCAAAATATTCTGTCTTTATGTACTGTTGTCGTTCCGTTTTTTAGTGTAAGCTTATAAAAGTTGTTTTGTAATAAGCTAAAAGTACCGTTTACAAATGTAGCGTTTATTGTATCGAAGTAATCACCGTTAGTAAAACTTGTGATCGTAATTTCTTTTTCTACTCCTGTAGCTTCGTTCTGAATAAAGAGTTTATCGTATGTTTGGCTTCTTGGTATGAAGCTTATACTTTGCTCTGTTGCTATTGCTTGAAGTATTACCATACATATATAACTTAAAAAGTGTAAATCTGTTTTATATTGCATAAAAAAAGCACCCCGAAAGGTGCTTAGTTTACACTATGAAAACAAGAAAATTATACAATTATTGCTGCATCAGCACCACTTGCAGTTGCAAAAGCAGTTTTTAGTGATGTTTCGTTAGTTACGTCGATAAAGTTTGCCGGAAGTTCTTCTTGTGCAGTAAACGTCAAAGAGTAACCGTTAAAGTCACCTAACGCTGCACCTGTTGAAATTTCACCTGCAGAAACGTCTGCGCCTTGATCAAGTCCAACTAAGAAAAATTGGTCTGTCATTGTTCTTACAACAATTCTTGGTCTGCCATAAGCCAAAAGTTTAACGTTTTTAGTTGTTACTACGTCTTGCTTTTTAAGGTTTATAACTAAAGTCTGAGTGAAAAAGGTCGTACCATTATCGCGCGACGATTCGATAGCTTGAACGAAGCTATTACTATTTGACTTTAATTCAAATTTGTATAAGTTTAAAGGTGAAGCATCATCAATAGGAACCCAAGTTTCTATTTCATCCTCTTTTCCTAATTCAGTACTATACACTACTGTATCACTATTTAATTTGTCGTAATTGATTATATAACACGATTTTATGCCGCTTACCGACGATTTGCATTCTTCAATTCGACCGTTGCTAATATCACAAGCCATTTTATTTTAGTATTATGAACAAAAAAAAGGTAGGCAATCTTACCTACCTCTTTTATAGTTCTGATTAGTTAATTATCTTAGTTACCGTAATAAATTACGTCTGAAGCTACTCCGATTTGCGCACCTGCAGCCATTCTCATAACTACTCTTACGTTGTCCGAGCCATCATACTGGCTTACGTCAATTACTCTTGCTTCTTGTGTATCTGACAATAAAGAAACACCGTAGTACAAGTTAGAAATTTGTGCAGCTAACATTCTGTCGTTTGGAAGACCTTCAGCCATAAACAACTTGATACCATCAAAAGTAACACCGCCACCGTCAGCATACCACATTGTACCTCTGTTGTCAACACCGTTGTTTGATGTTGCAGCTACAGAGAATCCTCCGAGTGCGCGCACATAAGCGGCCATTACGTTTCGGCTGACAAATATTCTTGTATCCTCATAACCAAAAATATTAGTTTCAGAATTGATTTTGTCAACAACTTCACCTAATTTATCTATTACGTTTGCAGCAGTAACCGCAGCAGGAGCAATAATGTTAGCACCCGGTAGTTGTGCAGCAGCCAAGACAGTAAATCCACCATCTGTAAGACCACCTGCAGCACCTGCAGCACCTGCCCAAAGTGTAGTTTCCATTTCAGAAGCTACTTTTCCTGCAACATATCCTAAAAGATAATCTTGAAAAGACTTAGGTAAATCTGAAAACTGAGAAGCACCCATTTCAAGTGATTGAAAAGTGTTGAAGAATTGTGACTTACACAATTGCATATTTACTTGCAGTTCGTTAGTTGTTAATACTTTTTCTGTTAGCGTAACAGTTGAACCTGCAGCGTCGAAGTCGCAAGTAGCGTTAGCTAATAAAGCAGAAGTCGCTACGTTTTGTAGTACTTCTTTAAATTTTACATTTGGGAGTACAGTTACTCCACCGCCATCAATAGTAGATGGACTTAAAAGTGCAGCAGAAATATATTTCCCTGCAAATTGACCGGCATAAGTGGTCGTGATTGTTGGTTCAGCCATTTTTGTTTATTTATTTATTAAAATTTGTTATTTACTTAGTTTTGCGAATACTCTATCCATAGTCGTCTGTGGTTTATTTTGACCGTAGGATTTAAGATCCATTTTTTGTTCGTTTTCCGGGTTGTGTGAAATAGGTTTAACCGCAGGTTCTTCGTTTGAAAGTTCAACAACTTCTTCAGTAGTTACTTCTTCTTTTGTTTCTACTTTAGAAAGATGCTCTATTTCTGCTTTCAATTCTTCGTTCTCTTTTTTCAAAGCTTCGATTTCAGTAAAGAAAGTTTCTTTTACAATAGACTCTACAGTTTTCTTAACAGGTTTTTCTGCTGCCATTTCTTCTTCTACTACTTCGTCTTTTACTTCAACTTCTTCTTCAACGTCTACTTCTTCTTCACGATCAACAACTTCTTCTTTCTTAATTTCAAAGATTACACCTTCTTCTTTGATCACAAGAATTTCTTCTTCTTCACCATCAAGTTTGTATTCACCTTCCGGCATTGGAATACGTTGGTCGTCTTCTGTTACAATTACAACTTGAAAACCTGCAGCAAATTCTTCTGCTTCGATTCTTGTTTGTCCGTCTTCTAAGCGACGTTCTGCTAACTTAACTTCCATTCCTAAAAGTTCTCTTACTTTGTTTAAAATATTGTTGTCTTTCATTTTTTTGTTTATTCGTGTTTATAGATTTTTTCTTAAATTGTCTTGCATTTTTTTGTATTTAGAAATAGGCAATTTTAAACCTAAATCTTTTGCTGCTGCTTCTGCTTTTTGTAAATTTTTGTCAAATATATTTAAAAGGTTTTGCGCTTTTTTAACTTTTGAAGCTTTGCTTTTTTCAGATTTTTCAATTTCTTTTTGCCTCTTATCAACTGCGTTTTCGTTTGAAATTAATATATCAGTATCCTCTTTTAGCTTTTGCTTTGCGTTACTTAATTTATTTTCAAGGTCTATAAATTTATCGCGTGACTTTTCTTTGTTTGCTTCAAGCTTTGATTTTGCTTTTAAATAGCCATCAATAGACTTTTCCATATCTAAAATACGATTGTTGTCCTTTTTTAAATCGTTTATTATATCCACTCCTTGATCTAACGCTTTGTCTAAATCGTCGATAAGTCCAAGTTCTACTTTCTGTGAAGCTAATTCTGTCTTCTTGTCTGCTTTAGCAAGTTTGCTAAATACTTTGTTTAATTGTGGATTCATATATATATAACTTTAATTTTATTTATCTGTTGCATTTTCGTTTTAATTCGCTGCTATACAAGCCGTGCAGTCTGCATATAAGTTGACTGTCTTAGCGTGGTTTCCATCTTTAGTTTCTGTTGATAAGATAGTATAACAACCGTTGTGGTGATGGTTTGTAAACGTAATAAAGTATACGTTGCCTATTGTTAATTCCGATTCGTGTATATGTAGATTTATTTCGTGGTTGTGTTCACAATGCTTTGCTTTGTACTTGTAAGCACCTGTTGTGTCTTCTTTAGTTACGTTGCCTATGCCTTGCGCCCATATAGAACCATCGCAGCACTTAACATCGTAAGTTCCATCTTCGCATAAACACGCACGATTGCCTCCTAAAATACCTTGTTGCATTTTCTTTGTTTTATTTTCTTACGCACTTACCTTTTACCTTTTTATAACCTGTAGGGCATTTGTCGTACATATTAACCGTGTGCATTTCGCCTACCATAAACCAAGTCTTGCCTTCGTATTCGTGTTCGTGTATACCTTCAACACCTAAGTCTTTAGCCATCTCTTTAGCTTTGTCTTCTGTTGCGTATGCAAGTCTGTCGTCTATGATTGCAAAGTCTTCGTCTATAAGCATACTTGCTAAGTCTTGACGTTCGATTTGCTTTAGCTTAGATTCTGCCCAAGTCTTTGCAGATTTGCCACCCCACAATAAGTAAGAAATATATCCACAACTTTCTTTGTCGCCTTGATCGTAGTAAACTTCTGCCCTACTTAAATACAAAAACATTCGCTTTATTGTCTTTTCGCTTACAGGTTCACCGTTAGCTAACTGTTGCGCCCGAACCTTACCAACTTGTGTTGCGCATTTGTTGTTTACTGCTTCATTAAGTTCTATGCCTCTTTTAGCGTTGTTCTTTACGCTATCCGGGTAGTCGCTATAAGATTCTAATTCTTGTTTGCTTAGAAGTTCTTTAAGTTCTTCTACTGTAAACCTTTCTTCTAAGTCTTCTAAAGTCTCCGTGTTTAAGTCGTACTTGTCTGCAAAATATCCTTCTATACTGAAACCTTTTATTTCTCCTTTCTTTGCTTTGTCGTAGATATCGTCGTTGTCTATTTTCATTGAAACCATCCAAGTTCCTACAGGCATATCCATTCCGTAAATAGCTGACTTATCTTGCTTACTATTTTCTACTATCCAAGATTCTACTATTGTAGTTCCTTGTACATTTTCTGAATGCTCTAAAGTTGCGTTTTGGTGATTAGACTTTTTAAAGAATAGTTCACTTGCCTTTCTAACTGTCGCTTCTGAAAAATATATATAGTATTCTTCGTCTGTTTTGTCGTTACGTCTGTAAATTTGTTTGTTAGGTACTAAAGCTGCACCCATAAGAATACGCTTTTCGCTATCTACTTCTTTAAGTAAGACTTCGTGTTTATTTAAAGCAATGAACGATTCTTCAATTGCCGGTTGTGAAACTACCGAAATAGCTTCTATACCGCTTTGTTCGTCTGTTTCGTCTATTACAAGTTCTACAATTCTCATAACTATATAACTTTTATTTGGTTAAAGTGTTGCATTTTGTACTCTGTTTCTATCTAATGCTTGTGCAGTTGTAACTTCGCCACTAACTACAAATGCTTGTGTTGGTTGTTGTTGTAAACTTGCTAATTGGTTTACACCACTATCACCCACTACGTTAAAATTAGGTGCTTGTACTGTTGGTACAGAAATATTTCCTGTATCTCCACCACTATCACCTTGACCAAATTGACTTGAAGCAATCTTAACTATGTTTGCAGCACCAACCGCCGCCGCAATTCCTGCTTCTACAAACTGAGCGCCTGTTGCTAATTTAATAGGGTTACCACCTGCCGTTAAAGCGCCTGTTACTGCTAAAGCCGTATTTGTTACTGCTGCCGCCAAGTTAAAAGCTTTTTGTATTTTAAATTGCTTTTCCGCATCTTTTGCGTTTTGCGTATTAAAACTACCTACTAAATCTGCAATAGCAGTAAATGAAGCACTTGCAAGTTCTAATTTCTTTCTATTAGTTAATACATCAAGGTCTTCAACTTTTTTATTTTTATCTGTTTCAATTTTTACTTCTTCCTCTGCAAATTTTTGCTTTACGTCGTTAAGTTCATTTAGTCGTGCAATTTCAATTTCTTCTAATGCTTCAGCATTGCCCTGAGCCATAGCTTGTAATATGTCGTACTTTTCTTCTACTAATAAGACTTCGTTTTCTTGTTCGGTTCTGAACCTGTCTTCGTTTTCTCTTTGTATTTCATCAAGCTTTTGTTGTAATGCAATTTCTTCGTTTATTTCGTCTTCTAAAGCTTTTTGGGCATCTGCTTCATACTTTTCATCTGCTCTTTTTTTCTCGTTTAAATGTTCTTTATAGCTATCCGTTTTTTTCTTATTGTTGTTTAGCGTATTAATAGCTAATTGATTTTCGCTATTTAAAACATCTTCATTTAAAGTAAGCAATTCCTCTTGAAGCTTTAAAGTTTCTTCAGTTAATGCATTGGCTAATGCACTGTCGCCTAAAGCATCAGTAATAAATTTACGCGCTTGAAGTTGTAGATTAAGTTCTTTTATTTTTTCTTTTTGTATTGCAATACTGTCTTCAATTTTTTGTTGCCTTAAATTAAAACTGCTTTTACCCTCTGCTTCAAGCATTGCTATTTCGCGATCAAATTGGGACTGCCTTTTATTAAAAGATATTTCTCTTGCTTTGCGTTCTTCTTTTATTCGTTCAATTTCGTCTTCTGCTCTTTTTCTTCTTTCAGCATCAAGTTTATTTTCTTCAAAGTTTGTGATTCCAATAAAATCTGTAAAATCTTTAAACATTTGTATTGCCCCATCAAGAACATCTGTAAACGTGCCAAGAGCAACAACCACCGCAACAACTGCAGAAACAATTAAAATAATAGGATTTAAATTCATTGCAAAATTAAACGCTGCTTGTGCTTTAGCTGCTATCCCTGTTTTTCCACCTAATTCTCTATAAGAGTCACTTAAACCCTGAACACCTTGTTGAATAGCTAAAGCACTTTGTACTTTTAAAAGAGATTCTTCCAACGCATCACTTTCGTTTCCAAATAAAGCCATTGCTCCTTGCGTAGCTGCAAAGCCGCTTGTAGCGCCATTTAACGCACTACCTAATTTTTGCCCTAATGTAGTTGCTGCGCCATCTACTGCTAAGTCGGTTTCTATTTGAACCTTTCTGTATTCTCCTACTTTATTTAAAAGACCTTGATATTCTTTACTTGCCGTGTCACCTGCTGCTGCTAATTCGTAAAGACGATCCTCTGCTTCACCCATCCTTGCTGTAAGCGGTTGAATGTCACCGTTTGCTTCTTCAAAGGTTTTATTTAAACCCTCTAAAGAATCGTTTGCTACCTTTGTTGCTTTGCTTAAATTATCAAAATCCTTTGCCGCTTCGTTAGCATTGTTTTTGATGTCTATGTCTATAGTTCTTTTTTCTGCCATTACTTAAGAATTTTTGCTACTCGTTTTTTAATTACTGTTTCTCGTTTCTTTTGCTTCCATCCTTCTTTAAAACTTTTCGGCATTGCATAGAGTCCTTTTGCTACTTGTATGTTATAGCTTTCGTCTATGAAGTCGTCTATTTGTAATAAGTCTATTATGTTCTTTAGCATTACGGTTGTTGTTGTATAAGTATTTGGTTTGCTACTGTTGTGCCATCTGCGTAAGTATAGGTAACTGTCAAAGTATATATAGCTACGTTGCCTTCTTCTGTTCTTAAACGTAAAAAGTTCTCCGTGTTTATATAGTTCGCATCGTCTTCAGTTACGATCAATCCTATTGTATCTGTGTTTGCAGGTATGCATACGTTTACTGTGCCATCTGTTGTGAGTGTGCTTGGTGTTATTGTTACACCTGCATCTGTTGTCGTAATAGCTGCACTTACTGCACCATTTGGAAACAGTATTCTAACGTCTAAACATTGTGCGCCATCTGAAGGTTGCAAAGGTTCTATAGGTTCTGCGCCACCTTGACTAATTACATCGCTAAAGTCGTTTAATAAAGTAAAGTTTACTTCGCCTGTAGTAAGGTTGCTGGACATAGAATTTATAATAAATCTTTTGTCTCTAATTATAAGTCTGTCATTTAGTTCTAAGCTTGTAAGTAAGCTTATAGGTAGGTTCGTCTTTACGGTGGTTTCTCTATTCTTTAGATTATACAGGTTGCTTATATAAGGAGAATAATAAACACTAAACAAAGTATTTGGTACAATCGCATCTAACAACGTACTTATATCTGCATTGAAGTTTAGCGTAAAGTTTACGTTTGTATCTATTAAGTCTTGACCAAAAGGCATATACTGACTTTGTTCAGTATGCGATCCTGTATTAAAGCTATAAGCTGCGGCAAGTTGGTCATACATATACAAGACCATTGGCTTCGGTGTGTACTTATTGCCATCCGTGTTTATGGTTTCGCCTATCTGTAGATTAGTGCCTACAAATTTCTGCATCATCATATTTTCAAATGGCAGTTCTACTTTAAAGTCGCCACCATCATAGTCAAATCTTTCTGAAGTGCTACCGTACCCTCTACTTGTTAGGTTTCTAAATATTGTATTTGTTCCACTTTCGCTTTCTTGGTATTTAAATTCTACATTTTCGTAAAGCTTTACCCTGTCTATGTTTATGCTTTCTATGTCGGTGTATTGTGTTATATCTACAACTGCGCCTTTAGCATACCAATCACTTAACGGTTCTATTTGGTATGTATCAGAAGCTATAGGGTAGCAAGTTAAATTAAACTGCTTTAGAATACCGCTAAAAAAAGATTCAACGGTCATATCCGGTAAATAGTTTACTACGCTAATCTGTGCAGTAATTACATAACTTGCTTCTGTTTGAAAACGATTAAATAAGGTTTCTGAAATAATTGGGGATGCACTTAAATTAACAAAACTTACTTGTTGTGAATATCTTACAAATAAATTAAGACTTATTGCGCCTGTAGACCTTACAAAAAATTGATAGTTTCGGGGTGTGTTTATATTATTTGCAAAATCTGCTGCTAACAATGAACCATTACCTGTTCTTTCTATAGTCTGAACAAGTTGACCGTCTAAATAAATATCAATATAATAAATTAAACTTGCATCTGAAATATTGGCAATTGATAAAGTAATATTGTTTTTTGCATTAGTAAAATTACCTGTTGCAGATGGGGGGTTCGGAAAAGATGCTTGTATATTAAATTGGCTTATTGTTAAAGTATCTGTTGCAATATTAAAAAAATCTGTTGCTACTAAACTTGTGTTGTTGTTATTACCAAAAGTAAAAGGACTTTCTAAATTAGCTAAGGTTGGAGGGGTTTGAAAAACAAAAGAATCTGCATTTTGACAATGAAGAAATAAATTTGTAAATTGTTTACTGCTTAAAAAAGTTCCTTGAAAGTTAAGTTGATAATTTAAAGCAATAGAACCAAATATAGTAGACAACTTAATAGCCGGAAATAATTCGTCAAAGTGTATTGCACCTGTTCCTGTACTTGGATTTATGTCTGTGCTTCCTGTGTCGCCATAGGTTAAATTTCTGTCTACTATTAAAGGGTATCTTACTGCATAATCTGTTGATCCATCCGTTATTCTGTCAAGTATTTCTGCTGCAGTATAATCGTGTTTAAACAAGTTAAGTAAAGTTAAGTCTACAAGTTTATCGTTTCCGAATTTGTCTTTTAAGCTTACTAATTCACCATAGAAAGTAATTTGATAGCTATACGCTTTATTGTTTTTTACTTCTGCTTTTTCAAGACTCATCTTTCCTGTTCTGAAAGGTGTGTAGTCTATTTCTATGTTTGCGTTTCTGCGTATGTTAAAATCAAATAACGTGTTTACATCGTTAAAGTCTCCTATGTCGTTTTCATAGAAGTGGTGAAATATTTCATTGTTATTAGGAGTCGCAGCCACCGAAAAGCTTTGGCTAAAGTCGGTAAATACTTTACTTATGTCTTGCACGTTTTGTTGTGTGCTTGTTACGTTTATCTGTTCGTCTTCGAATAGGTCTAAGCGTTGCCCCTCTATGTAAACTTGTACCGTTCTCATTATACTACGTT